ATTAAAATCGAAAGTGAAAGAGCTTCCAGAGATCTTGCTGAAATTTATGGCGAGCCTTTGTGGTGTGCTTCTACTGGCGTGCGTAATACTCACCTCCGCGCTATTGCTCCCACTGTTAGTAATTCAAAGCTTAGTGGGAACATCTCACCTGGAATAGAGCCTTGGGCTGCTAATGTATTCACAGAGCAATCAGCTAAAGGAACTTTTATACGTAAAAATCCTACGTTACTAAAACTATTAAGAAAACTTAAAATTAATACAAATGAAACTTGGGATAAGATACTCGCAGATGGTGGTAGCGTTCAAGGTTTATCTGAGCTTGATGGGGTTGTTATTGGCCCACACGAAATCCCTGCGAAAGAAGTATTTAAGACGTTTAAGGAGATTAATCAATTAGAATTAGTTAATCAAGCCGGTATACGACAGCAATACATAGATCAGTCGGTTAGTTTAAATCTCGCGTTCCCTAGCGTAGCAACACCTAAATGGATTAATCAGGTGCATATGCAGGCTTGGAAAAATGGTATTAAAACTTTATATTATACGAGAACAGAAAGTGTTCTACGTGGAGATATTGCACAGCAAGCGATGAGTGAAGATTGTCTTGCGTGTGATGGTTAGTTGTTTAGTTAGTTAGAAAGAGGGTGCTGGAAACGGTGCCCTTTTTTTTTAATATGTCCACATTACGTCTTGAGACTTGTCTTTGTCGTTATCAATATGGATAAAACCACTAGCAACACCTATTCTTTTAAAGCCTACTTTTATAAAAGCTTGAACCATGTTAAATCTATCGCTAGAGCTTTTACAGCTTATATCAGCAGCTAAACCTTTTAAATGAGAAGAGGAATTAACCCCACCAACTTTTTTATTATGTGATTCAGTTCTATAGCCAGAGTTAACATGCATTGGTTTACCATATATTTCACGAGCGGCGTCAAGCATGTGTAAAAACTCCTGGTTCATTTCTGCACCACTTCCAGGTAAATCTGGAGAATCAAATTCACTTAACTTAAAATATTTCATTAGTCTTTATTTACTTTTGACCATTTTGATATAGTATAACCTATAGTCACAACTAACAGTATTATCTTCAACCAATCTTCTATTTGAGTAAATGTTGTTACGCCTAATGTACTACCGTTTATGGCGTATAACTTAATTTCTTGTAAGCTCATATGCTTATTCCCCGCAAGGACCTCCTGTTTTAACGTTAATCCAATTTTCTTTTTCAAACCAATCTTTTAATGTAGCGCCTGGCTTTCTAGCTCCTTTTACATTTGATTTACTTGATCTTTTTTGTTTACCTTTAGATGCAGCAGACTCTTTAGCCGCAACTACTTTTTTCTTTTCAGAAGCGCTCATGGATCTTACTTTAGAAGCTGGCAAACAAACCTTTCTAGTTCCACCTCCTTTTGCTTTTTTAAAAGCTGAAGAAGACTTTTTGCAACTACCTTTTTCTCCGGGTTTTGTTCCAGGCACTCTTTCATATCCGCTCCAACAAGGAAATGGTGATTGTTTATAGGCCATTATTTTTTCTTTTTACTTTTGTTACCCCAATTAGCAGCGCCTACCTTTCTACATCTAGTCAATGCACCACTAGCATAAGCAGAAGGCCAAACATCATATCTAGCTCTAACCTTGTGATAGCACTGGTCTTTTTCTCCTTTCTTTTTAGATGGAGATCCTATGTGATAGCCATTGTTGCCTTTAACGCCTAACCCTTGAGGGCCTATTTTTTTGGCTATACTAACTGGTCCGCCAGATCCATCAGCATTCATTGTAACTTCTTGATTAACAGGAAATTTGTAGCTTCTAGCGTCGTTTACTCTTTTAGTTATTGGTAGTTTCATTATTTTAATTTTAAAGTTTTAAGTTTTCTAGTTCTAGGTCTTAATAGTTTAGAGCTTGTTTTTGTTTTTTTCTTTTCTTTTAAACCAATATCCCATTTACTCCAACCAGCTATTAAGGCTATTCTTTGCCATTCTTCCATATCTTCAAATAGAGCAGCGTCTATATCATCTACTTTTTTAATAACCTGATCTAAAGGCGCGTTTGTTGTGGCAGATATAACTTGAGCTGCAGCTAAATAAGCAGGATTGTCTAAGCTAAAACCTTTTTGTTTCATCTCTTTTTTATCCCACATAACAGATCTAGCTGCTTGTTGTATTCTACTAACTTTAGCACTTAGCGGCGGTGATATTTTTAATAACTCAGTTATTAATACCGTGTCTATTTTTGGTTGTTTTTTCTCAAGTTCTGAATCTAGTTTTATAGCTGTATTTTTAAGCACTGAGGCTATAGCTCCTATATAACCAGAACCTCTTAAAATAGAGTCTGCCATACCGTTTGCTACTTTAATATATCTTTTTTTCTCTTGATCTTCGTTTTCTTCATCGTCAAAAGCTAAAGCAAATAAACCTTGTTGTAGCGCATTAAATATTATATTTTGTACAGCTCCGTAGTAAAGTATTTTTGATATATTTTCTTTTTTACTGCCTCTACCATCTTTTAGATCCATAAAAGCTTTTTTCATTATACGGTTGTACTGCATCGGTGTGTTAGCAAAAGCTAGTACAACTCTACCTAAAGAACTAGCTTGTTGCTCAGATATTCTATCAGGTCTAGATGACTGCTGATTTTCTTCAGATATTTCTCTCCAGTCTTGCAAGGCTTTTTTCTCTGCAGCGACTTTGTTCATACCTTCTTTAACATACTTTCTAACTCTATTTCTATAATAAGTAGCACCTCCAGTAGCTATAGCTAAACTATCTGCTGCTTGTGTAGGCGTAAAACCAAATTGTAATAGTTTATTAATAACACCTTTAACACCGCCTTCTTTTGCCATGTTAGCAATATCAGCCTCGTTAACGTTCATTTTAAGACCACTTCTTCTTTCAACTAGAAAATCTGAGTTCATTAACATTTTCCAGTCTTTCCAATATTGTTTCTGGTTAGCAAACGCTCTTGTAGCAGCGAATATGTTATTGTCTTTAAAGTTTAAATAATTAACTGCTGATATAGTCTGTAGTACAGCTGATCTAGTATTAAAGAACATTGTTACACCAATACTACCAGTTAACCAGTCCGTAGCTCTACCGGCAAAAGTGTCAGATCCAAAAGTCCTGTTTCTACCAGTTTCCATACGTTTTAAAGTCTTCTGTAGCGTCTTTCTGTAGTTAGAACCAAAAGAAGCTTCAAGTTTATTTAAATTTTGCTCTGAAAATATTTCTTCAACGTTTTGTTTCCAAAGTTCTAAATACTTAGCTCTTTTAGTCGTATTTAAAGTTTGAATCATATCAGTAGTAATAGTTCCTGTGACCCAGTTTTTTCCCGGCTTAGCGTATTGATCGCCTTTTAGTATATTTACTATTTGCTCTGAAAAAGCAGAAAGCTCTGGTGATTTTTCAACAAACTCGTTTAGTGTTTTTAAATCAGCTTTGCTAAGACCAGGAACTTCAATACCTTGTTTAGCCCATATGTTGACCCTTACAGCTTGCTCTTGTGTGAAAGGTTCTCCAGGTAATTTCTTGCGTAAAGTTTTAGGAACTAAACTTAGTTGCTTTTTAAGTGCTGAATAATCGTTCATTAAAGCTACTCTGTCTCTAGAAATGTTACTCATAGCTTTAGCATAAGGATCTAAAATGTTTTGTTTGTAAAACTGCATTTGAGCTTCACCTTTTTTACCTTTAGCTAAAGTTGTGTATAGCAAACCTGTAAAATCATTAGCGCTATAAGGAACAAAGAAATTAAATTTACCCTTGCCTTTACCAGCAACTTCACCTTTTACTCTAGCATATTTTTTATCAGCGCCAATACCAGTTTTAGCCTCTAAGTATTGATTAAACGTTTTACTAAGATCTATATCTTTAGAAGCTCTTATAGCTTGCTGTACTTTAGATTTAACATCTATTTGACTAAGAACCTGTTTTACTGCTTCAACATTCTTAACAGCATCATCAGCAAAATAAAAATCATTATAACCTTCACCTGCTTTACCCAATATCCATTTAGCTTTAGCTTTAGCAGTACCATCGCCTAATCCAGTTATGTTTTTAAGTGGTATGTCTATACCAGACTCTTTCATAAACTTTTGTATTTCAACAGCAGACTCAGGTGGTCTAGCGGTTAATATAAATACATCTTCAGTTCCTCTAGCCGCAGCTATTTTTTCAGCCACGCTAAACAATGGACCTTTTTCTCCTTCTACAACCTTGCTAAACTCTTTAAAATCAAACTTAGCACCTTGGTTTTCTAGCAAATCAGACTGCTTTGCAAACTCAGACGCGTTTATTTTACCAACTTTGTTTCTTGTTATACCTGAATAAACTTTTTGTAAAAATCTTTCAGGTAATGCCTCGCCAAAACCTATGTCAGTAGTTTCTATCTCATACAGCTTATCTCCAAACTCTTCTCTATATCTTTTAGCGCTTTCTTGAACTTGCTCCCACGTTTTTCTAACAACAAAGTCAGGTAGAGATCTTTCTACTCTAGCCTTGTTTCTTGATATAGCAGTTTCAAGCGGTGTATTTGCTACAACCATGTGGACTTCAAAACCTGCATCTTCAAGCTGTTTTACTTTTTTCATTGTAGCGTTGTATGACGCGCCAGTACCGTCGATAACCATACCATCACCGTTTTTAGCATACTTGTCAAACTTAGCTACAGCTGCTTTTCTAGCTGCAGCTCCAAGCTTAGACCTCATAGATCTTTGCTCTGCCGTATAATCAGATTCTTTAGCTGGTAATCCAGATTCTTCTTTCATAGCCTCAAGAGCTATATCTTGGTTAACAACTTTAAAGCCACGTCTACCTAATTGCAGGCCTTTTCCAATGTTTGTTTTGCCAGCACCAGGACCACCAACCATAAATATGGCTTTATATTTGTTAGCTCCTTGTGAAAAACCACCTTCTATGTTTGGTACAGTATAGTTAACTTTACTATTTGATTTAGCTAATGTATCGTCAAAGTCAAATACTCTAATTTTTCTAACAGGAGATTTTGGATTTTTAGCTACATTTAAAGCTTTATCTAGCATCTCAAGGTTTTCTACACTTTCTGCTACTGACTTTGGTTTTTCAAAAAACTCTTTAGAAGCTCTACTAGATGTATTGCTTTTTATAGCTGTTTGAGCATCTTTGTAAGCTTGCTCAAACCCAGCACCTTTTTTAGTTTTTACGTAAGTACCGTTAGCTTGTCTTTCGTAAAGAGTAAGCTCAGACATGTTTCTGCCATAGTGGCTTAGATTGTAATATCTTTTCCAAGTATTTTCAATACCACCTAACGGTATAGAACTTTGATATTTCTCGTTGACTATATTATCCATAGTCTCAGGTATAATACTAGCGTTGTATTTGTCTAGTATTTTTTTAAAATCTGATCTAGATATTTTACCATTTACATAATCAACGGCATAAACCTTCATTACATTAGCTGGTGGATTATGCTCGTATCTATACTCTTTAGGATTAAAATTTCCTTTTTGTAAAGCAAAGCTATTTAAGTTAGCAGCTGCTCTTAAAAAGTTTTCCATAGTAGCTGTTGAGTTTGATAAAAACATACCAACATCATTTTTACCACCTTCTTTTACAGCATCTAAAAAATCTAAAAATAAATCTCTATTTTTATTAGCATAGTCTAAAGATTTTTCTAATGTTTTTGCAGATATCTCTCCAGTTTCTTTTATTTCTTTAATAGCTTTAGTAGTAGCGTCTGCACTCTGCGGAGCTCTATCTACGTTTAATCTTTTACCATCATACTCTAAATATTGAAACTTTCTTGTAGGTCCAGTTCTAACTATTTTTAAAGACTCTGGGTTTTTTAAGTAAGGCTCAACTAGTACTCCTATAAAATCTTCAGGCGTACCGAATAACCCTTGTCTTTTTCCACCACCTTTACCTGTTGTTTCCAAAACCCAACCAGCATCAGTTTTAACCCACTTATTTAGCCCGCTACCTGTTTTAGCATTACTAACCATGTGTTTTATAGTAAATGCAGCTAGGTCTATTAAGTCTTGCTCTGATTTTTTAGCAGCTTTTTCGTAAATAGTTTTATACCTATCAACAGTAGAATACACCTGCTCTGGACTGTCAAAATTTAAAGATTTAGAGTCTAGTCCAAGCATAGACTTTAAGTTTTCATTGGCTCTTTGCTCTGATACTTGCTCGTATAGAAACCTTTGTACAGGTTCTGGTTTTACATTTTTAGAAAGATTTTTAACAGCTTGATTGTACTCACCTGTTATCCACTCTATAGACTTTATTAAATCGTTTTTAGCTTTTAAAGGTTTACCGTTTTTAGCGGTTAAAAAGTTTTTATCAAAAGAAGTATTAAAAGCTTTTTCAACTTTCATACCAGAAGCAATAGAGTTGTAGAAGTCAAACTCACCTTCTTCATACATTTTTATGTCTTTTTTGTTCTTTAAAAAACTAGGTTTGAATTTGTTTACTTTTGCCTCTATTTCTTTACTAGCCATACGCTTAGACGTACCAGCCGCAATGTCACCTATTATCTGCTCTGTACCTTTTGCTGTCTTAATACCAGATTCTTCAATCTTAGATCTTATAACTTTGTTTGCAACATTATCTACATAAAGCTTTGTTAAACCTTGTAAGAGTGTCCCAAACTTAGTTCTATTAGCGGCTTTCATGGGTATACTAAGCTCACCAGCTGGTGTAATACCTATATCTTGCTGTAATTTTCTTAATGTTTCTATAGATGGTTTTCTAAACTCAGGTTTTAATCTCCAAACCTGTGGTTGAGATGTTTTACCTAAACCTCTACCGGAAGGTGATGATATACCAGGTATTTTAACGTTAACCTTATCATACATTATTTTAAGCAGTTTATTGCTTAAGCCTGTAGCGTAGCCTTTAGCGTCAGGTGAAACGTCTATAATTTTTTCTTGACCTTCTAAAGTTTTAAGCGTAGCTTCTGGACCAGCAACATTATATTCTGGTACAACTTCCATAAACTTTTTAAACTCTTGAACGTTTCTAAAAAGTCCTTGCATTCTAGATACTTCAGCAGCACCTTCTTTACCGTAGTTCAACGTAGATTTACCAGTAGCTCTTTCGTAAGGCATATTTAGCAATGCCTCTACTACTTTAGGTGAATACTCGTTTGCAGCTGTTTTATATGTCAATGTAGATGCAGTCTCTGGTTTTAACTTAACAGACTCTTCTATCAACTCCCGCTTTATTTTTACAGGCGTAAAGTCTCTAACATCTACAAGATCTTTTGCTTCAGCTTCTTCTTTAGCTTTTCTTTCTGCTAAAACTTCTGGGGTTGTTTGGTCAACCAACTGCTTAGCAAACTCAGTGTCAGTACTTGTAGTTTCTAACTTTCTACTGTACTCTTCTACTATTTTAGGACCAACCCTAAGGCCTAAAGGTTTTTGCATGTACGTACTAAGCTCTACTTTTTCACTAGTTCTTGGGTTTACAGGCTTATAGTTTCTGATAATACTTTCGAACTGATCTAAAACTTTACCTGCTATTTCAGGATTACCCTTAATAGCACTAACGGGCACACCTTTTTTAGCGGCCCATCTACTTACAGCTTCTACACCTAGTCTTACATACTGATCTTTAAAATCAGTAAGTTCTTTAGGTGTCATACTTTCTTTATTGTTTTGGTATTTCTCAGCTAACTTACTAGCGGATGTTTCTAACTCTTTAGAAGCTTTTGCTTTTTCAACTCTTTCAGGTGTTATTTCAACACCTTCAATATCAAAAAGCTTATTACCGTCTACTTTAACATCTCTAAATTGATCAAACTTCTTTTTAAGAGCTGTCGCACTACCTCTTTTGGCTATATCTTCTATACTGCTTAAAAATTCTAACACATCACCAGCTGTTCTAAGATCTTTTTCTTTAAACCCAAGACCCATTGCATTAGACGTGCTGTTTATAGCTCTTTTTAAACCAGGTAATACACCTTGCTTTAACAAAGCATTTTTAAACTTAGGCTTAGACAATTGCTCAACAACGTTAAATATATACTCTTCAGCTGTTAATTCTTTTTCGTACGTTTTGTTTAAAAACTCTTTAAAAGTTGATCCTGTTGCTTCTTTAAAAAACGGATTTAAGATAGGTTCTACTTGAGTCTCTATTTTATTTTTAAGAGCTTCTGCAGCTTTAGGGTTAGCATCAAACGCAGCTTTAAAATAAGCGTGACCAAGCTCATGTCCTTGAACGCCAGGTCGCATTTTGCTTATGTTAACAACTATAGCGTTTACTGCCCCACCGTCTTTGTCAAAACTTACATATTCAGCCTTAGAGTCACTTTTTATAAGTTCATTACCCTGTGCATCTTTGCCGTTTTCGGTAACAATTACTTCTAGTTTTTTATTACCAACCATTATACGGCTCTTTTCAACGTTTGTTTTAAACGTGTTTACTTTTCTTCTTATTCTGTCGATGTTTGCATTAGCTCTTGATATAGCTTTTTTAGCTTGTCTTTTTTCTATAAAAGTAAGGTTGCCTTCGGCTAAAGCTTTTTCAGCGTTAGCTTTATTCTCTAATTGATCAGACATAACAAGGTTATCATAGCTTCTTTCTGATATAGCTATGTCTCTTGTTAATGCGTCTATAGAGTTTTGCTTTTGCTTCATCTGCTGATCCGTTAAGTTACCAGCTACCACGTCGTTTTTTAACTTGTCTAACAGCTCGTACTTACTAGACATAGATTTAAAATCAACACCTTTTAGCTTACCGGTTCCTATTAAAGCAAAGTTAGCTGCGTTTATAGCAAACCTCCTCATTACTTTAGCATCTTCACCAAAGTGCTCATTCATGTAAAGATCAAAATCAACATTACCTTCCGCAGCTTTTATTAGGCCTTCACCAAACAAAGCTGTTTCACTAGCTACAGCACCACCAACGCCGGGTAAAACAAGTTTTTCAATAGCTGGATTTAAAGCAGCGGCTTTGCCACTAAACCTAAAAGGCATAAGCTTATTAGCTGCGGCACCACCTAAAAAGAAAAATGCACCAGCTCCAGTTTCGGCTTCACCACCTGTTACAGCTTGAAATTTAGCTTCTTCTAAACCAGTACCAAGCAAATAACCTAAAGCTTTTTGACCAAGATTTTTAGACTTTAGCAAGGTGTTCATTCTAGCTGTTATACCTGCTAAGCCCGCGGCTTTGTTGGCTAAAGCAAACTTAGGTAGCTCAGCAGCTAAACCAGTTGTTGCTTCAAAAAGCTCCATAGAAGCGCCTCTTTCGAAGTTTTCTTTTTGTTCTTTTGAAACTTCTATACCAGCGTTATTTAGAGTTTTTTCTAAAACATCTAGTTCTTTTCTTTTGGAAGTACCAAAGTCTAAAGCTAAGTCTGATTCGTCAAAATAAGCGCTCATCATAGTTTCAGCGCCTCTAACTAATACATCACCAAAATCTTGCTTAATACTAGCTGGGTCTCTATTAAGAAGCAACGTTGTTTTAAGAGCTTCGGCTTCTAACAAAGAGGTGCTCATATCCTCATCTATAAAGCTTAATTGCTTTTTAGCTCTATCCCTTTGCTCATCGCTCATGTATTTTAAAGCTTCTCTAGCTTTTTCTCTATTACTTAAGTTTTTGAAAAAATTAAGATCTTTTGTTTTTTCGTAATCATCAGTGTATTCAGCCGCGACAATATTCCATATATCTTTATATTCTTGCTCTAAATTTTTTATATCAGATATGTTGCCGTAGTATTGCGTTTTTAATTTTTCTCTTGGTTGCGAAGAATAAAATCTTTCTAAAGCAGTTAGCTTTTTAGATTTATCAATCATAGTGTCTTCTTCTCCAGCGTCTTCTCTAGCCTGTTTTTCTGTGGCTGTTAATCTTTCGCCTGTAGATATATCAAAAAACGATGTGTAGTCTTCGTTTATTTGTTTTAACAAATCTTCTTGCTGTTTCTGTTTAGCTTTTATCTTTATGTCTAGAGCTGGGTTTTGCTCAATAGAATTAGCTTTTTGTTCTTCAAGCTCTAGTATTTCGTTAGATATATTTATGGCTGGAATCTCTTTTTCAGAAACAATACCTTTAGCCATGTATATATCAGATCCTTCTTTGAAAACTTCAACTACATTTTCATCTTGCTCTCTAGCTTCTTGCCTTTTTGTAGAAATTATATTACGCTCTTCATTTATCTTTTTATTTATAGCGTTATCTACAAAATTATCTATAGCTAAGACGTCAGGAAGCTCCGTGCCGGGATATTGCTGTTCAAACCTACTTTTTAAACCCTCTATTATTTCTTCTCTATATTCAGGATTTTTATTAAGTTCAGATACAGTACCTTCTTTTCTACCTTTAGCTTCTATATCTTCAGCTGTAATATCTTCGCCCCATGGAACATTTGGAAAATTTATTTTAGTTAATAACTTTCCAAAAAACCCTTTGTCTTGTACGTTTTCATATAGAGAAGGATTACTAAAAAAGTCATTAGTCATATCCTTAAATAGCTTAGCCTCTTCTGTTGAAGCTGCTTTTTCTTTTCTAGTTTGAAGATCTTTTTGTTTACGCTCTTTATTTAGTCTAGTTCTAACCTCGTAAGGAACGTTCATTTTAACCTGTGGATCTAAAGTTAAGTATGTATCAAGATCTATTTTTTCTAAATCCAAAGAACCATTTTCCTGCTCTAAGCCCATATTCTCGGATGCTATCTCCGGTTGCGGTGTTACAGTCGCATCCTCCTCCGCAACACCTTCTGTCTTTCCCTTTTCTTTAATACCATACTTTAAAATATACTCGTCAAGCTCCATGTTAAGATTTGAAGCAGCTAGTTTTATTTCCTCTAGTGAGTATTCATTTCCTTCGTATTCAAACATAATTTAATTTTATTGATTTAAACCAGGTAGACCTTTTTTGGTCATAATTCTTTTTTCTCCTCTTTTTTGTCTTTTATTGTCGAGGTATATAGGTATTTGTTCAGCAACTAAGTCTGTTATTGAGTCAGAACCGTATTTAACGTAGTCCATTTGAACAGCTAATCTAGCAATGTCTTCCGCTCTATTCATGTCAAAAGACCGAGCCTCCTCTTCATCGCCTATAGTTATAATTTTACCCTCTACAGAAACACCTTGATCTCCGTAATACTGTCTTATTGTTGACATTGTGTTTTTTAATAAACCATCAACTACAGTTGTAGTTCTATTTTTTATTCTTTGTTTTTTATCTAACCTAGTTATCTCTGTTTGAGTGGGTTTATCAGTGTCAGATTTAAACTGTTGGTCTATTTGTTTTCTACGTAAATAAGCAGCTTCTTTTGACTCTATTCCTTGTTGCTCTTTTTGCTCTTCTAAATTAGAATACTCTAACGCAACATCAGATAAACCAGTGGCTAATCTATTAACCACAGCATCTACTAACTCAGATTCTTTACCTTCATCAAAAAGACTATCATCAAAATCAATAAAATACTCAGCTCTTATACCAGGTATTATATTGTTTTCCTTAACAACCATTTTAGCTACTTCAGGAGTAATCACAGCTTTTAAATCGTCTCTATAAGCTCTAGCTTCGTTTTTAGTTAAAGGTCTTTTTAATTTTTCTATTTTATCTGTCTCTTCTTTAATCAAAGTACCAACGGCTTTGCCTTTATCGTTTGTTATTAGCTCTGGAACTTCAGTTATACCACCGTAAGATATACCACCGTCAACACCAACTGATAAATCACCAGTGTAATAATTATTAGCGTTAGTTAAGTTATCTTCATTTATAATAGAGTACTTGCCAGCTTTTGTATTATCAGCCCAATCAAGTTTATTTGTTTTATATACTTTTAAATTATTAGTTAAATTAACAAATCTATTATTTATAGAATTTAATTCACCAGATAACTGCATGTACAGTTCAGGGTCGTCAGAGGCAGATACTCTAGCTAATTGACTAGCTATATCAGAATACTCTTTTTTCCAACCAAAAGCTTTTGTTGCTATTTCTTTTTGCTCTTGAGGATTTAAACCTGCTATATCTATGTCTTCTACCCCTTCTAAAAGCTTAATCATTTTAGCGTCTTCAGAAGCTTTCTTTTTTTGATCAGCTTCTAATTTAGCTTTACGCTGCTCCATCAAAGGGCTATACGTTGACTCAAAACCTTTTGAAAAAGCTCCAAAGTAATCCACTACTGGTCCTGCAGCTACAGCTGCGCCTCTTATTAATGCTTCGTTTACTGCCATTTTTTATTATTATTTTATTTTGCTCCAGCACCACCGCTGCCTCCAAACATACCTGAACCAGCAACAGCACCACCAATAGCTCCAATGCCACCAATTATAGACTGTGTAGCAGCCGCTCTAGCTTGTTTAGCAGCTCCTAATCTTTGCTGTGACATACCTAGCAATGTACCTGTTTTTTCATACTCTAGGCTCCTTGCTTGAGTAGCTCCTTGAGCTTCTAGCTCTTGTAGTCTTTGAGCTGACTGTGCTTGTAGCATTTGATTCTGTTGCTCTTGCTGACCTATACTAGCAGAAGCTTGTTGAGCCGCTTGCATCTGCTGTCCAGCTAGTGATTGCGCTAATGCTGCTATACCAGATCCTCCAGCCGCACCTTGCAAACCAGTCATAGTACTGGCTAATGCTTGCTGTTGCGCTTGTTGAGTGAACTGAGCTTGCTGTTGATTAACAGTCAAATCCTCCATGGTGTTTTCCATACCGGCATAAAGATTTGAAGTATCTAATTGGGCATATGCAGCTTTATTCATAGCCATCTCTCTTTTAGCTGCTTTTTCTTCTCGCCTTCTCTTACGGCTACCTATGATACCTCCGGCTATACCGGCGACGCCTTTTATTGCTCCTCCAACAAGGGCTGCTGTGCCAATTCCTGCCATAACTTTTTATTTTTTTCTATTATTTCTTTTGGTAATTCTTTATAGTCATTGGTATATACGTCTAGTTCTGCTTCTTCAAAACTTTTAGCTTCAGTCTTATATACGCAAGCCCAATGACAATCTTTATGTATATATAAAACTCTTTGAGTTCCTTGTTTTGTATGTATAACATGAGGTCCTTTTATTCTTACAACCTCACCATTGTCAGCTAAATAAGAAAGTTCACCTTTTAATAAAAAAGATGGATGGTTTTGCTTGTGAACCATGCTTATAACTAGATGACCTTTAGGCATGAATATCTGCCTAGTGTACATACCGTTTTCAATATGTTGAATTAAAGGGTATGTTTCTTTCATTTCTTTAGATTGCTCAGTTCCAGCCTCGTGGTGGACAGCACCCTCTACATTACTTAAAACTTGTTTTTCAAGTTCTAATATTTTTTCCCAAAGTATACCTCTTGTTTCTGGTACGTTTTTTAAAATTTCTTTTAAAGGATTTTTTTTATAAATAACGCCTTTTTTATTTGATTTAATTTTATTTTTTGACATATAAATATTATTACACGTTATTTGCTACTTTCAAACACTTCGCTACCTACAGAAAACAATTCTGCATACGCCGTAGTGTTATTTCTAAACTGTGCTTCAGCGTAATAACCTTTTAATTGACCAACGTGTGCTCTAGTGTCTTTTTTGAAAAACACAAAGTCAGCTGTTGTTGGCGGTTGAGATCCGCTTACTATATTTATCGTAAGTATTAAATCTGTTATATCAGTTACTGTTCCAAGTTTAATTTCTTGAGCTGTATCTATATCTAAATACCAAGCCTCGTCACCAACCTGTAGTGTTACTGGAAAAGGATTATTAAATGTTAGTGTTAAATTAGGCATAATTATATGTTTTTAAGTACAGTTAGCATCAGGGCAACACAATCTAAGCACGCTCCAAGCTGTTCCAGTTGATCCAGTGGCCCTTAGTGTAGCAAAATCTTTATCATTATAATCAGTAGCACTATATTGCCACCAAAGTATTTGTTGATATGTATTACTTGCAACTGTCATGTTACTAACAGTATATCCGGTTGCTGTATTAAATTCAGTTTGCCTAGTGTATGTCCAAGGACTCGTTATATTTGTTCCAATAAATTGATCTACGTCAGCGGCCTCTGTAGCTGAAGGCATTTTGTTTCCTGTGTTATACGTGCCGAATATGTTGTCAAAAGGACCATCATTAGAAGTTCCAGAACCAGGCACAACATGACTTGTTGTTGCTACTTTATCACCAGTAGTTGCACTTCCATGGTATATTTCAAACTTATCTGGAACACCTTGCGCATCAACTAAAAACGCAACTAAACCACCAGCTGGATCAAGTGGTATGTCGTAATCGACTATGTCATAACCTCCAGAAGAAGACGTAGAAGTACAACTTATAGATGGTATTACATATAAGAATTGATCTATATCTATAGTAAAGTTAGTGGTTAAATCACCTATACTGTAAACATCTACAAAGCCTTTTATTGTAGCCGTGCTAGCCCCGGTTATCTCAACGCTAGTAAGTTCAAACTCTATATTAGTACCGTTATTCTTAACAAATAAAATATCTATATCATTAGCAACACTTATATTTGGACTAACAGATATTTGAGTTGAAGAATCAACGCTTGTAACCTCGTAGTTAAAAGGAGCTAAGCTAACAGCTTGTTCTTTGATAGAGCTTACGTCATAAGCATTAAACCTATCACCAGCAGTTATACCATCTGTACTACTTAAAGTTATAATACCTCCAGTGCTAGCTGACGCTGTAGAAGCTATAGTTGTTTGCATTTTTGGTATCAAAGGATATAATTCTCTATCTTCTTCTAAGTATGGATATGATAAACCTATTTTACTTCCAGAAGGAGCTGTAATATTCCACTCTACAGGAACTTTAACGGGTGTGCCGTAGTTATTAAGCGCGTCTCCTTGGTATTCAACTTGTGTAAATCCAGTCATTCCTTGAGAGCTTGATCCATTAAAAATCATTTTAGGAGCCGCGTTGTATTGATTAAAATACTCTACAGTGTTATTAATATCAACATCAGCTCCAGATATAGTAAGAAAATACCTAACAACATCTAAAGACAAGCTTTGTATATCAGGAAAAACAACTTCAACGTCAACATAGCCAGAAGAAGGTATAGAGGTGTTAGTTGCTAAATTCCATGTGTTTGGACCTGTTTCAAGATTATCATCTGTTAAAACAACGCTAAAAACTGCTCCTTCGTCTCCCCATACTCTCCAAATTTGCGTTCTACCAACGCTTTCAATATTTGTATCTGTTTTGTAGCAGCCTTCGCTAGAAACGTACCAGCACCATCTTTTTACTTTTGGATTTACAATAGTAAAAATCTCAATTCCTTTAATTAAGCGAATAGCTATTTTATCACCAGAAATATTTTCATTTGGATATATATAATTAACGTTGTAAGTAATGCTTGTTAATCTGTTTTCAGAATCATAAGTTGGTGTTTGAACTATATTGTAATTGCTTTGGTTGCCTTGGATTACTTGCATACCCGCGCCTATATCTAAATAATGATTAGCAGCTGCAGTGTATGTTTTACTAAATAATAATTCACTTTGCTCAAAAGCGCCTGAATTTGAGTAAGGAGTATTTGTTTCTGTGCTATCACCAGTAACGTTAGTACCAACATTAGCTGTGAAAGTACCTGCTATAGTTATTTCATTGACTACCCCTTGGCCTACAACACATAAAGGTATATTTACGTTAGAAGAAGGCATTGTTACTCCAGCTGCAAAATTTATAGTACAAATAACATTTGCTCCGCTTTGAGCAAAAGTAACACTACTAACATATGTATTTGAAAAACTAGGATCTATAGAAAAATCACTAGCATCAATAGTGAATCCAGATAAAGGCGAAATAGTTAATGTTGCAGAACTAGCACCAACAGCGGTAGCTATATCTGCGTTTTCTTCTATAATATATGTTACGTCTGAAAAAGTATAATTATTAATTGTTGGCATATTTAATTATTTTAACATGTTGGAGTTATCGTGTTGTACTGCGTAACTTCCGCTATTACACCATTAGTTAGTTTAATTATTAAAGTGTTATCGTTTAATGCGCCACTTCCTGGCCCATTGTATGGATAATCTGGATCTAATCCGGTTGTAGAAACTCCTTCACCTAGAAATATATAATATCCAGAGATATAATTTAAAGGTTGTTCTGTTGTAAAATGATACATTTGCGTACCTACATTTAATCCAGCCGAGGAGTGCCATTTCATTCCCACGGCCTGAACGCTAGACACTTGAAAAGCATAATTACCATCTACACCTTCATAAAATTCATTTACAGTACAAACAACGTTATTAGCACTTGTTTCTGGCTGAATATAATAGGTCGTCTGTGGTTTAGTAAGATTAAATTTATACCACATATTAGCCGCTTCGTCCGGCGGACCTGTTACGGGTGTATCACCGGTTGAACTACATTCTTCGTCAATAGTTATTATAAAATTATAGTCTTGAGGGTCACATTGAACTATAACCGGTGGTCCAATACCTTCGCCTATAAATTCGCAATCGTTAAACTGCTTTAATCCTTTTATATAGTTAAACCATTTACCTTCTTTCTTTTCAAACTCTTTAACCTCACCTCCTTCAAGATCTGTTTTAATGTAATTTACATACCAACCTGGTTGTTTTTGTTCTACACTATTAGGAATTATTTTATTAAAATTAACTTCAGCTATAGAATATGGTTTAGAACCTCCTTGTTGGCTGTATTGAAACCTTCTACTTTGAGTTCCGGTGTAGTTTAATGTACTAAATCCTTTTACGGATTGAGGCATTTCATTGAAAACAACATTGAAAGAGCTATCATATTGTACGCCATAAAAGTTATTAGCCTTGTTAAGAAGCCCGTGTTCCCAAATTCTACCTTGTTTAAAAGTAAAATATCTATTATTTAAACTAAGGCCACTTTCTTGTATAAATGATTTTCTTGAAGTCCAACCACCTACAGACTCCTTAAATGAAACAGTAGTTTGTGTTATTGGATTTGTTGTATCTGTGTTACAGTCAGGGTTTAGTTGATAATCTTGACTCTCGCTAAAAGTGTTTCTCCAAGATTGACTAAGATTATCTAAGGTTACATTGTATATATCTTTATCGTCATCATAACTACCTATAATTTTAGTAGAAACTCTTAAGTTATCAGCAAAGAAATCTGACATACCTTTTTCTGCGATGTTAGTTATACCGTCTCTAGATAGCCTTATAACAGCGCCTCTGTTTTTATCTGTAAAATAAGATCTAAACGCATATTGCGCAAATGATTCTGGATTTTTAGATATACCAAATTCACCAGCATAAGGAACTGCTTGACCTAGCACAGCGGTGTTACCAGTTAAATTAACATTTCCGTCAGCGTTGAATAACGCATCTTTATTAGCTAACACTCTAAAACACTTATCTTCGCAAAGTGTTATTAAATCTGTGTCTCTAGCGTGTAGTTTTTGTATTGTCCCATGTATTGGATTTAAATCCTTTGTTATAGGTAGAGCTTGTATAAACTGATTTAACCTGTTTATGCCTGATGTAGAGTTGTATACTTGTGAAAATATGTAACCACTACCTCTTCTTTCTTCCGCGTAAGGATCATCTAGTACTGTAGAAACTTTAGGACCTTTATCTATGTAGACGGCATTGTAATCGTCTCTAATTCTATTAGATTCAACGCCTTGACCGTACGAGTAACAGTTAAACCATTCTACTTGCTGGTTCGTGTTGTTATAATTTGATATAGGCGTAGCGTTAGAGGCTTCATAATAAAGGTCTAAGTCTACAGCTTCTTTAGGTTCTGTTTCAAATATAGCTGGATTAGGCGATGTTAATAATTTATTGTTGTCAGTACTAACGTTTTCAACTACCTGTATAGAAGGAAGCTTGCTACTCAACACGCTTTGCTGATTCCACTCTGGCATCCAAGGGTCATTTATAACTCTATCTAACATTATCATAAATATAACTGTACCATTTTGAGAATCTGTTCTCCAATTGTTACATGAATTATACCTTTTGTATCTACCACCTCTTGGAACTAGATAAGATAAAGTTTCCATTACGGTGTAAATTTCACTTTGATCACCTTGCTTAGATTGAAATCTTATTTTAGCACCCTCCGCTAAAGTACCACCTGTAATTCTTCTTTGTGCCCCTCTATCTGGCGGTGCGTAGCCAACCATGCTGTTTATATAAGTTTGAGTTGTATCAGGTCTCACGCCTGTGTAAACAAAACCTACGACTCTTCTTCCTCTGGTAGGCGGTGCATAACCTTCACCGTTCCACTGCCTAACAATATCACCAGCACTAAAACCGCTTCCAAAAGCAGGTGTAGTACCAGCATAATTCATACTGCTCCATCCAAATATACTGTGTTCTTTATTCCTTGAACTACAACTGTTTTCACTGCACCCATCACAACCAGCATCACCGTAGTTAAAAGTTTTATGATAGTTATTCCAACCCCAACTCCAAGTTGTAGTAAAATCTATTTCATCTTTAACGGCGTATCTAGGCGCTAAAGCTTTAAAAGACTCTATTATATTTGTATCAAACGCAAAGTTTCTATTTATTTTAGCAAAAAACCTACCTTCAAATTCTGGCAGATTTTTCTTTTGCGGCTCATATATTTTTATAGTAACTGTTGTACCTGAGCTTGTTAAAGGCACTTCTGGTCCTAAAGGCTCTTTTAACACTATTTCATACTCATTGTTGCTGGTGCCTTTTGTTTTAAAAGAATCTATTTCATAATAATCACTAGTTGTGCCACCTGTTGTTATTCTTAATTTTCTATTGCCAGTAAAACCTTTATGAAACTCTGGATTAGCGGTGTTTGTAGGCCCGTTAAACTGAAGCGTTATTCTGCCAGGTTCAATTTCATTTGTTAATCCTACGTCATTACCAGCTCTAAAAACGTCAAAAGTTGATATAAATTCTGGAGCAGATGAAGATATTGATAATATCTTATATCTATTTAACTCTTTTATAGCAACATCATTATCATGTTGTTTTTTTAGAATTAAATAAGTTTCTTCATCTACTTTGTTTCTTTCCGAAGAAGGAAAAGACAACCATATATTTCCATCTTCTGCATGATAAAATCTATCTAATGCTAAATTGTAGTATTCATTAGAGGTTTCTTTTATGAAGAATTTATAATGAGTAGCCCAGTCTGGCGGTATATTAAGTGGAGTTACTTGTAATTTATTAACAGTAGAAGAAGCTGATATGTCTAACTGAAAACTAGCGTTTTGGCTTGTAAAAACAGGTGTTTCTCTTCCGTATGTATCTTTATACACAACTCCAACCTGATAGGTTCTTATTGATTTTACAGAGGGTGCTGGTTTTCCTATCTCATATATAGGTTCATGCGAAAAGCTATTAGAGCTAAGTAGTAAATCTACAGATGTAGATATACTAGAATCTGTGTTGATATATCCAACCGTATTATAGTTTTGTAAATAATTACCATACACTACTCTATTGCCTATAATTTCTTGAGATTTAGCTTTTCTAGGTACGTTATCCCAAGGTCTTAAAAGTTGATTATTATCTACAGTGCTACCTATTAATTCGCTTTTTATTTGATATGTACTAGGTAAAGAAACATTTAAATAATCTTCTTTTTTCAAAGTATCAACAACGTAAACAGATGTAGAGTTGCTTTCTTTATATAATATATCAATTTCTGAAACCTCTTCGCTAGTCCAAACTAAATTTTCTATTATAAGTTTTTTAATTCTATTAACCATGCCTATGTTATACGCGTCTGAAGAAACGTATTCAAATTCACCACCTAAAAAAGCAACTTTAGAAAAAGGTGAAAAACAAGAATATTCATTGTCTATGTATTTCCATCTATAGGCAAATCTAGGAAATTTATATTCAAAAATACTATCTTTTTCAAGCAAGACACATTCCCAAACTATTGGCTCTACTTCTTCTTCGGAATTTATAGTTTTTTGTATACCTAAGGATATAGCTTGTATCTGAGCTGTTATAGCTAAGTTGTTTATTTGTTTTATTTGTATTTGTATAGAATATTCTTCATCTTGACCAAATGGATTTTCATAACTACCTGTCATTATAACCACATCATCTATCTGCCAAGCCGCAACAATTTCGCTTATTTCAAAAGTTATATGACCGTCCCAACCATAGGTAGCGTCGTAATTTGGGTTATTAGTAGCGTTGTCTAAAGAAGTTCCAAGATAAACACCACTTTCTCTTTGGTCTAAATACTCTCCATAAGTTGGATATGATATAAAAACGTTTGGCTCTGTTGTTGGGTTTGGTATGTATGTAAAGTTTTCTAAATCCGTATTATTAAAAGTTGTAGATACTGGTGTTATACCAGTACCAGAAACATTATTTCCAAACTTAGAAACAGCCGCGTTTATAGTAGGGGCATTTGTTGGTGATAACTTTGCTACAGTTACATCTTTTTCAGTAAAATCTGGTCTACCAGTCAAACTAGTTTGATAAACGTTCTGTTGTGGTAACCACTTAGGGACTTTAGTGTGCGTAGTAAAATCTACAGAACCTGTTTTAAATTTTTCAATATTAATCTTCTTTGGTTCAGTCTGATCATCTGTCCAAAATAAAAATTTATCAAGTATATTAATACCTGTAATTAAATAGTTTTGTGAAAAATTGAGTATACCAGCTGTATCGACCAATACTGGTTTTACTAGATCTGTAGTTTGATCATACTCCGCTATAGCGCTCACGTTGTCAGAAGCTATAAACCAATAAATTCTTTCGGTTTGGTCGTGCCTGTAAGACCCAATAACAACGGGGTTTTGAAGGGCATCTATATAGTCAGAACTCCAGTTTTCAGAACAACCTTCACAGCCTCGCTGCTCTCGGTTTCCTTTTACATTTTGTAAAGTACCTACGTTAGATCCATCTGAGTTTGCTAAATCTAAATTTAGCGCGTCGCGGTATTCACCATTAGGTATCAATCGCTCATCAAGATCTTTATTCATTCTTCCTGATTGGAAGGTATGGATAAATTCTGGCATATATTAGTGTTTTATTTGCTTAGATTTGTTACGCATAACCTGCGTAATCTCTTCTATTTTGATATTTGATAATCTTAATTTAGCATTACGTCTAGCGGCTTGTTTTTCACGCTTAAACCTTGCTATAATATATTCTGGTGTATTTGATCTAGTTGATAAAATAGCGTAAGCTATATACTTATATAAAGCTTCTTCAGCAAACTTATGCACAGTCATTTCTTCGTCTTTAGCTAAACCGTCACTTATGTATTTTAAAGTAACAATGCGGTTTACCATATCAGAGCTGAAGTGTATTAAACCTTTTATTTGATCTATAAAAAACACACCGTTTGATTGAGAGTTTTCAGGATTAAGACCATAACGTCTACCCAAAAAATGCTCTGTCATTAAATCACCGCTGTTTGTGTTTCTATTGTTTTCACTGTTAACAGGGTTAGAATTAAATCTTTTTAAAGTCTCTGAGTCTTGAGCGTATAATATCTCACCATTGCTGTCAAAAGTATATTCGTAGTTACTATCTTGAACTATAGGTAGTGGATCACTAGTTTTTCTAGCAGGATATATAACATGCTCTAAACCTTGCTCATCTGTCCAGGTTAATTTAACATAGTTTACATAGTCTTGTGGTAAAACCATATATAGCTGAGGACTTATTTCTATTTCTTGTGATTTAAAAGATGGTAGAATATCAAAGTTAAACTCCTGTATACCACGTTGCGCGTGGAAAGCAACATCAGTTCTTTTTATTTTACTTATAACTTTACCTTCACCTACGTAAGATATAATAAAGTTATTTATAATATCTTTTAATGAGACAAATTGGTAGTTACCATAGTCTTCGTCTAAACTATTCCAGACGCCATCTGGTCCTTCGTAATATTGCTCGTTAGTATAGTTTATTAGTCCCATTTATTAAGATTTTTCTTGTTGTATAGTTTCAATTTCTTCTTGATTAGCTACATTATATAAATTGTAGTCTTTAATCAATAAACCAGCCATTTCTAATATCTTTATAACAAGCTCTGTTTCTTCAGATGGATTTAATTCAAAATCAACTGAATTTGAAGCGTCATACAATGGTTCACCAAAAACTATTTGGTACGCCCATTGCGGAGTGATTGGCTTTTTAATATAATTACACCTTACGTTAGAAGTTAATTCAGAATCACCATAAACATTGATTCCAGACGTGTTTTGAGTGTATATAGGACGTGTATTCTTTGGTTTTGTAAGTGGAGATGAGTTGATATATAAAATTTCATTTTTAGCAACTCTCTCGGCTTCTATTTGCTCTGTAGTAGATGTACCGAAACCATCAGTTGTAGTGTTACTATATATAACTGTGCCAAGTCTATATAGATCAGTGGGTAATTCAAACTTAGTATTGTCGTGGTTTAAATTACCTGACGTTACTTCAAATGGACTTATTTTTTCATTTAAAATATTTAACATATCTGAGTACTCTGTGTCATTACCAGGTAATCTTCCAAATTGATTAATATCGTAAAAGTATTGCTCAAATAAATCTAACTGAGCTTGGTTAGCAAATAAATTAAACTCTTGAGCAGTAACATACCCACGTTGCTCTTTATTTAATATAGCTAAAACTTTTTGATATACTGTATCTATGCTTATTGCCATTTGTTATTTTTATTTATAATAGTTAGGCCACCATTACAGCGGCCTAGCTACTATAATGTGACTTATAATTTTTTAATTATATGTTTGTAAACTTCCATACCTTCATCTGTTTTAAAGAAGGCTGCAAGTGCAGAGTAAGGGTGCTCGTCAAAAGGAACAGTCATTAACTTTCTACCAGTTTCACCATATGTAAAAGTTCTCTGATCTGAAGATAATTTTAATATTCCTAAGTCTGTAGCTTTTATACCTACGTTTCTAAGCTCAACGTTATCATCGCTGGCAAGCTCTAAAAATAATATAGGATTTTTCTTAGCAAAAACTAATCCATCTCTTTTAAGCTCGCTAGAAGTTAGCGTATCAACTCTACTTCCGTACTCAACTCTTAATATAGCCTCTAAATTACTTATATCCATTTGTTTAGCCGCTAACAAAGCTTCTATTTCGTATTCCATATAAGCAAGTTCGTTTACAGACTGTTGCACTGGATTATACTCTTCATATACTTTATTTAGCGCTGGGTGATATAATGATAATAGTTTTTGAAGGTTTTGTTGTTGTTTTGGAACAGCTAATAAGCCATCTCTAAAAATTATCCTACCTAATATATATTGACCTTTTTGATCATCAACAAAAGGTGAGTTTTGATTAGTAGCGTATCTAAGCTCTTTTTGTTCTCCTGTTTTTTCATCAAACCAAAGAAGAGGAGATCTTCTAGAGTTTTTTGAAGGCAAAGTAAAAACCAAAGGTGTCTTACCTTGTCTAAGTTGATATAATCTATCTTTAATTTCCCAGCTTGGTTTAACTGGTGCTTGTGATTTTTTTGTAACCACTGGCTGAGGTGCAACCTCAACAGCTTCTTCTGCTTTAGCTTTTTTAGCCATGATATAATAAAATTAAATAGTTAATAAGGGTAATAGTTACCCCCGTTGTTTTAACGAGGGTAAATATTACATTATAATTACTAGATATTAAAATCCAGTAGTTTTGTTGAATAACACAAAGTTATTAGCGCCTTGAACACATAAACATCTTTCTGATAAGAAGTTTACATTCATTTCGTCTACTTCACTTGTGTAATTTCCACCAACAGATCCAGTCACCCAAGACTTCAAGCGGCGATCATCAGCTTCTGAAGCTCGGTAACGAACGTGTAAGAATGGTCTTTGAATGTTTTGACCTAAAATTTGATCGTAAACAGTTGAAGTTCCGGCTGGTACTAAAACACCTAGAGTAGTTCCAGTTACACCAGCAGTTGTAGAATCGTTCAAATATTTCCAGTCAGTTTTGTAAAAGTCATAAGATCCTCTACGGAAACCAGAGAAACCTAAGTTAAGCGCCATATCTTCTGAGTTTTCAAATACTCCATAGGAAGTACCTCCAGATCCATAAGAATTTTGAGCAGCTAACATTAAGTCAATATCTAGAGAAGTAGCACGATTCAAGAAAAGCATGTTTTCTTCAATAGCACCTTGCTTATCTAGTTCAGCTAAAATATCATCAAACTCTAAAATTCCTTCTGAATTAGCGGTGGTATCAGAAAAATCAGGATCGTTGTAAACAAGACCTCTGCTTTCAATAGCTGCAAAAAGACCTTCAGACCCAGTGTAACCAGCTGTAGCAGCAGCTCCAGTTGAATCAGAAACAGCCTCTATCATTGACATTTCTAAATAATCCTCAAAACGAATACGAGCTTCGTGCTCAGATTTTAGATACCAAAGATATCCTCCAGTTCCAGCTTCAGTAGTAACTTCAACCCATCCAATTTGAGCAACATCAGAACCATTGATATTGTACTTGTCTCTTAGGATAATAGGTTTGTTACTAAACTGAGTAAACTTAGCGTCAACAGACTTTTCTACAGCTCCACTACCTTTTTTGTATTCAGAACCATAAACAAAAACTTTAACTCCAGTTTTAGCACCAGCAGTTCCAGCGTCGTAAATAGCGCTTAAATCAGCAGCTCCATAAGGTGCTACAGTAATAGTTGTAGCAGTACCATCACCACCAGTTGTAACTCTAGCTTTAACTACAGTTCCTTCGTAAGCGATAACAATAGTATTACCAGCGTTGATTAAAGCAGCTTTTTGCGCAGCATTTTGAGATCCAGCAACTGCGGGAGCATCATCAGTAAAAGTAACAAGATTAGTCTCGTCTAATACAACAGAACAATCTTCAAAAGCAATGTGAAGACGTCCTTGCTCAGACCAAACTACTTGATCAGAAGCCATAGGCATTTCAGCGCCTACCATTCTTAAAAATCCAGATACAGTACGGTTACCATATCGCTCTACCTCTTTTTCATACACTTCAGGTAGAAATTGTTGTGTAAAATCCATGTCATTTAGAGACAAATAATTGTCACCAAATAGACCTTTAATAGGGCGCGGAGTTACATGATTTAACTCAGCACCAGTTCCAGCAAATCCCTGTGCCATAATTTTTAATTTTTAGTTGTTATTTTTTAATTTTCATTTTTAATTTAGAAGTATCAACGCCGTTAACAGATCTCACTGTCCAACCATTAGAAGTTGTAGTTTTTTCATGACCCCGTCTCGGTTCCATATCTACATTTTTAGCTCTAGCAACACTTGATTTTATAGCATCGGCTTTACCTTGCTCATAAAAGTGTTGTGCTATAGCGTCAGAATTCATAGCGGTGAACAAAGACTTGTGATAACCTTTAGCATCAGACATTTCATTTTTATCGTTTAAGAACTTCTTAACAAAATTATTAATGTCGCTTTGTGAGTTTTTCACGTTGTCTACGTCTTTAACGTTGAAACGATATTTTTTGTCTCCAACAGAATATTCAAAACCTTTGAAATCGTTGTTAAACAAATCGTTTGTTTTCTTTAAAAACGTATTTTTTTGTTGCTCTGCAACTTTAGTTGACTCTTCGTTTTCTTTATTGTAGCGGTTGAAAAATTCAACTGCTTTTTGCTGATCAGGATTTAATCTTGATCCAGCTTTTATTTCATCGTAGTATTTAGACTTTAGGCCTTCTAAATGGTCTTTAGCCTTAGCTAGCTCTTCTTTATAAGCTATTTTTCTTTTTCTAACATCTCTTTCATCATCTAACTCATCATCATAGCTAAAGTCTTCCATTAATATATCGATGTCTTCTTTGTCTAAATGCGGTTTTGTGGTTTCGTAATATTCTCTCAACAACTGATTGTTGTTTAACTTAGAATAATCTTGGTTTAATTTAACGTAGTCTTGTAGAGTTCCACCAGTGTCATTCATAAAGTCTACAACTTTTTGAATATTATCAGGTAGATCAACCCCAGTTTGTTCTTGCTCCTCAATAGCATCAACAACGTCTTCAGTTAATTGCTCTGCTTGCTCTTGTACTTCTTCTTCGGTAATTTCTTCAATTACCGGCGCCTCACTCTGCACGTCTTCAACACGTTGCTCGGTGTTTTCTTCAACCACTTCTTGCAATTCCAAGTTGGTTTCTTCCCGGCTTTCCGCGCTTTCGTCTGTGCTTTGCTCTTGAACTACATCTTGATCTTTTTTGTTTAGTTTACTTAAATCAACCTTTATTACGCCATCTTCTTGCGTAACTGGTTTTGGCGCTTCTTGTTGCGCCTCTTCAACTAAAGAATCTTTAATTTCTTCGTTTTCCATGATAAAATATTATATAATTACTATTATTTATTATCACCTGGGTTATAGTGAACCTAAATCAAACCCACTGCCTAATATATCATTCCCAGATGATTCAAAGTTTTTTGGCGGTAGATCGTTTTTTCTTTGAGCTATAAGTTCGCTTTGCTGCGTAGCTTGTATTTTAGTTCTTTCGTCTTTTCTATCTTCTTTCATTTTATCTTTTCCAGATAAAACTTCACTTTGTTGTTTTTGAAGCTGCATATTTATTTGAAACTCATAAGCCATTAATTGCTTTTTTAATTCAGCTTCTCTTATTAACTTTTCTGCTTCAAAATTAGCTTTAGCTTGCTCTAGCTGTATTTTGCTTTGAGTTAAAGCGCTTTGTTTTTGAACTTCTAATTGCGCAGCAACTTGCTGTGACTGTTGATTAGCTTGCGCTTGAGCTTGGATATTTTGCTGTTGCATTAGCTGATCACGCTCCATTTTCTTTTTACGTCTAAGCTTTAATAACGCGTTAGCTAATTTTATATTTTTAACATCTCTGACATCTATAGCGTCTTCTAAGTCTATAGATTTTTGAGCTATAGCCATTTGTATGTTATTCTCTAATACAGCTTTTTCTTCTTCGTCTGGTTGTAGCTCTATAAATATACCAAAGTCGTAAAGGTGCAACTCACTTAGCTCATCTAGCGTAGCCACATTGTGAACACCTATTTGCTGTATAAAAGCGTCTCTTGTTGGTGAATATTCTAATATGTCTGATATTCTAAGCGATAAGTTTTCTGCTAAGTCAGAAGTTATGAACAAACCACCTGTTAATATATGTCTTGTAGCTGTATTTGAATTAGCGGCTGCAAGTTTTTGCACACCAACTAAAGCATCCTTTGAAGGCGTACTACCATCTCTAGCTTCATTAAGACCCGTCACATCACGAATCATTTGCAGATAATAGTTGTATGTATTTATGAGTTGAGGTATTTTATTACCACCAGATCCACTCGCTATTTCTTGAATAGGTACTTTACCTGGGTTTAAATCACCTTCTTGAGTAAACGATCTACCAATTACAGAACCTGTTTGAAAAAACATGTTTAATGCCTCTTGAGGATTGTAATTAGTCCCATTACCTAAATCAACTTCAGCTAAACCATCAGCGTCTAAATAAACACCGTCTGGTACCATGCGCGATAATACTTGCTGTAGTTTTAAATGTGTTAATTGAATCATATCAGCAAAACCAGTTATACGGCTAACTAAAGACTCAATTTGTCCTTTGTACATACGAGGCGCACAGATGCTATAATTCATTTTAACTTTAGTAAAATCACTTTTTGGTCGCAGCATGTTTTTAGCCATCTCCCATTTAAGCAATTTATCTGTACCTAAAACTAAAACACCTTCATATAAAACCTCTAAAGATCTACCAACTTTTTGTATACCATACTGCTCAAGTATTTCTTGAGGTGGATTAAATTGATCATCTTTGATTAATATTTTTTCAGCTCCAGTAGCGGATTCTTTAACTTTATATACTTCGTTCATGTACGTTTTATAGTTAAAGTACAATATTTGAACGGTATTAGAATCTGTTTCGTCGTAATTAGCTATTGTTCTATCGTAAAAACCATTATTTTGAAAAGCGGTTTTACTGATGTTTTCTAAGTCATCATTAGTTAATTGTGGAAATTGCTTTTTAAGCTCATTAATATGAACTGATTTTATTTCACCAGCGTAATATATGTCATCAAAATATGGTGACTCTGTATATGAATAAACCATATAGGCTGGGTCAACATAATCAACAACTACACCTTCCGATTGTGTAAATCTATTTTTAACAGCTCCAATACCTATAGTTGTTAAATCATAATTAACTCTTTTTCTAGTTAAATCATATTTATTACCTTCTAATAAAACATTAATAGCTTGTTCTTGTGCTATTTCAATATTTTGTTTATAAGTAAGCTGCATGTGTAACTCAAGCTCTTCTTTTGTTTCTGGTAAAGTAGCTGGGTTATTTTCAAATAAATTAATACCTAGGTTCTCCTGCACATACTCGTTTATTTGCTTAGTTTGCATATCACGAATAATAGACTCCATATAAGCAGTTCTTTTGCTTATACCATAAGGATCTTGTGAATATGCGTTTATATCAAAAGCTCTTTCAGATATACCATTAACAACAATATCTACAAACTTAGGTATAATAGGTACTGGCTTCCAGTCTAAGTTCAAATAAGATAAATCACCGTTTATAGATAATTCATCTTTATATTTCTGTATGCTCTGCTCTCCTCGAGCGTACAGTCTTAATCTATGAAAAGTATTTTGATTACTTTTATATCTATTAACACCGTTAGCTGATTTAAACCACTCGTCTTGAATAGCTCTACCAACTTTTAAGCCATACTCAAAAGAGGCTTTTTCTTGATCACTAGCAACTTGACTAGGAAAAAAACTTTTTACAACTGACTCAGCCATATTTATTTCATTATTTTTGATATATTCCCGCCGTTAGTGTATTTAGCGAATTTTATATTTATTGGTTGTTTTTCTATTTTAGCTACAGGTCTGTACAAATGTCTATTACAAGCCATCACAGCTAAACCAGAACTTATAGCAGCATCAAACTTTGTTCTTTTGTTTATATCAAACTTAGCCCAATCATTTAGTGTTTTATTAAAATACATATCTCCATATTGAGCATCTGGTTTTAATCCAACATATTTATCTATGTAAGATTCTATAGCCGCAGCGTGAGCTTGCTTTATATCCTCGCTAGAGTTAGGTATACCACCTATTTCTTTTTCAGCTACAGACAACTTATTCCAAAGTTTATCAGGTCTATTCATTGAATAACCTCTATAACCCCTTCTTTTTAAATAATATAAAAGTCTTGGTTTGTTATTTTCTGCAAGCAAAGGCATGCCATAAAAAACCAAAGCCATTAATACATCTTCAAAAAATATCTCAGCAGTTTGTGGTCTAGCTATATATTCTAGAAAAAATGTATTTGGTGGAGCGTCTTCCATTGAAAACTTAGTTAAACCATGCAAAGCACCTTTAGATCCTTTACCATCTACTGTTCCAGATATATCGTAACTGTCACAGCCAAAAGCACCTATATGTTCGTTTCCTGGGTGCTTAACACCATTTTTTACTATTTGTTTATTTTGTAAATCATAACTAGGAACCCAAGTTATATTAAAATTACCGTTTTGATTCGGCACAAACTTTACTCTAGTATCTTTTATGCCATTTTCCCATTGAAAACTACCTGTCGTTACTACACTTGTATTTCTCAAGTCTTCGTTATAATCTATTTGCTCATATATTTTAACTAAGTTAAATATACTGTTTTTAGTTTCGTCTCTAAAAGCGTGTTCTTCAGTCCTTGGAAACTGTCTATAATATTCGTTTAAAGCGTCTTGGTCACTTCTAAGGCCATCTGCTTCATTGTCCCAGTGTTCTATAACACCAACATCAATTAAATCACCTTGTGGTCCTTCAGTTGGTTCTTGCGGAGTATTGAAAACAGGGTGTCCATAAGAATCAATGAATCCTTCGTAGTTCCACTCCATAGGTATGAACAAAGAATATAGTCCTGAGCTAGTCTGTCCATTCCTATTTCGTTTAGTAACATCGGAGTTGTAATATAGTTTTTTAAAATTTTCTCCACCTTTGTCTAAAGCGTTTGACGTTGAACCCATCATACACTTGCCTATAACTCTAGAACCTAGTCTTAAGCAAGTTTTTGTTACACGCCAGTTATTTAATATATTATCAGGTCTCTCCCATTTACCACTTTCATCGTGGACTAGTAAAGCTAATTTTTCACCATCATAACTATTATCTCCTGTGTTCTTCCAGTCAATAGTAGTGTCTAGTCCTTGTAATATTTCTTGTTCCTTTTTTGCTTGTATTGACTTTTTTGTGAGTCTACTGGCTGGTATTCTATAGGCAAGCTCGGTCTTGGGCCTGTCCATACCGTCCTGGATTGGTTTGAAAAAGAACGGGTAGTTGACGGATATTGGTACAACCTTGTCTGTGAACATTTTCTTAGCATCCGCTCCAGACTTAGACAAGATACCGTACCGTGCATCTGACGTAATTGTCGCCATGTTAACGGCTTCTGCTGAAGACATAAACGAAAATCCTGAACGACGGTTTTTAAGATAACACATTCCGTAAGATCGTGAGTCTGCTTTACAAGCTTCCCAGAATATAAAGAATAATCTGTTTGCTTCTCTAAAATCTGGCTTCCCAACATCAATCTTGGACCACTGCAAGTACATAAAGTGAGTGCCAGTAATGTAAGTAGCCACGCCTCTATTATAGAACCAATGACCTTCTTCTCGTTTTTTAAACTCATTATCAATATAATTTTCCCATTTAGCTTTAAACTCGTCTGGATAATCTCTCCATTCAAATATACTATTAATGTTCTTAAGCTCTTTAGGGTACTCTTTAGCTTCCCACTTATTACTACCTTTAATTAAATTTTTCGGCTCTTTAGGGAGCGCTATTTTAAGACCTTGTATTTCGTATATTTCACCTATTTGACCTGTCTTACTAATAACTACAATATCATTTTCTTTATTGTAACCGTAATTCCATTTTTTAGATTTATTAAGTCTTTTTAATGTATTTATTTTTACAGGTTGAATTATTTTGTATAAACTCTGCTTGTACATTATTTAGACCTCCTTTCCGCAAAACCACTAAAAGTTTTTTTACTTTCTTCTTTTGGTTTATTATCTAAAACAGCTTCTTCTTCTTGTATTCTTGTTAATATCTCAAAAGCGTCAAATATAGCTAGCTTTTTAGTTGCAGCGGCGTTTTTAAGCCTGTCAGCTGAAACATCATCTTCTGTGTTAGTAATAATTTTTTCTTCAGCAACTTTTATTAATTCTTCAACTGCTTTGTGACCAGCTTGGATTATACTCTTTTTCGTTTCCTTGATATTCATATTTAATTGTAATAAGTCTGTTTGGAACTCTGTATAGTCTTTCATTTTCTATAAAAAACTCGTATTCAGCCCCTGGCTTAAAAGAAACTAACGTGCCTTTGTTTATGTAACCGTCGCTGTGTTTTACAACGCCTTTACCAGTAATTTCATTATTTAACTTAAACATATCATCGTCCTGCAAGGGTTTAATAAAAGAAAAACCGCTCGTAGCTTTCCATTTACCATCTCTTTTGTAAGCATAAACCTGGTCTTGTTGTACGAAAAATAAATCTTCTTTAAAATAGCTTTTACTATTTTTCTCCTTACCTCTTACGTCGTAAAATCTTCTAAAAACGTTGTGATGCACTATAACTTCATCGCCTGGTCTGACTTGACTACAGGTAGCTAACGGTGTAGCCACTACAACACCATGCCTACTTACGTATTGATGATTTTGCATTTCTGTATTTAGTATTAACTCAGATTCATCAATTTTAATCTTATTATTGTTTCTTTCGTCAAACGGTTTAACTATAAAATTAAAAACACTATTCATTAGTATTCTAAATTATATTCAACTGCGATTGCCATGTTTTTGTTAAAATCTTTCCACGGCAATATTTCGTTATTTTTTTTAATATATATAGAGTACTTAGTGTCTTCTTCTATTATATTTTCTATAATATGACCGCCATACACTTCCTGTCCAACAGAATAGTGCATGGCGTCATTTTTATAATCTCTACCTATACTAATCTTCCTTACTAGGTTCATTTTTTGCAATTTTACCATCATTGATATCAATACTAACCTCCCCATAGGTTTCTTTTAATTCATCTTGAAACTCTTGAAGATCTTGTTGCACATTTGATATACTATGTAGCAGTCCGTGTTTTTCGACTTCTAGCTCCCCTAGTTTTAATTGATGTTGATTGTAGTTCTTTACTAAATCTTGAAGCTTAGTTAATTCGTCTTTTTTAATTTTTGCCATTTTATTTAATTTAAGTGTTTAACATATAGTTAAGTATTACGCATTTACGCGTTACTTTAATCTTCTATTGTCATAGTTATAGAAGTTGGGTTTTCTAGTTCGTCAATTTGTGAAGCAATACTGCCTTCAATAGCTTCAACTTGCTCTTCACCCATAGCTTCTTTTGTCCAGTCAACAATTATTTCGTTTGTTAGTTCATCAAAAGGTATAAACTCAGTTTCAGGATTTAAAGTTACTACTTGAGTTCCAATATTAGTTGCTGAATAATCTTCTTTTATTCCACTTACTATCCAGTGCACATTATACACTACATTTGTTTCACCTTCTTCTTGAGGATGCACGTCTACTGTTTTACAGTTCCAATCGTATGTTATCATTTTTTTATTTATTTATTTTAAAATTCTAGGTATTGTTAAAGTATCTATTTGTTTTCCAGATTTTGGATCTAAAATTTCATATCTTACAGTCTCACCACACACCACCATTTTGCCTAATAACCCTATTAGCTGGCCTTTACACCCAAGCACCTCTAGCCGACCGCTTGATCCATCTGCTCCATCTGCCCCAGCTGGACCTTGAACACCTTGAGGCCCGATTGCGCCTGTCGCGCCTTGAGGCCCTTGAGGTCCTTGAGGCCCTTGAGGTCCAGTATTTCCTGCGTCTCCTTTTTCTCCTCTAGAAGCAGCCGTTGATGAGTCTTTACCAAAAGCATCTTTTATAAAAGCATGCAGCTCTTCCACGTCCTGTCTTAAATCTTCAACTTGTTTTAATAAAAATTTATTAGCTTGATATATGCCATCATCGTTAAATAACTCGCTAATATCATTTAAAACGTCTAGTTCTTTAGCTTTTTCTTTAGATATTACTATTTCGCCATTAACATCTTTAACAGCGTCCTGCCCCTCGGACCCTTCTTTATAAAGTTTTTTACCCCTAATGTCGTCGTTTATATTCGCCATATTAAGTTATATTATATTCATACCATATTTGATAAGACACTCCTCTCATTGGAGGCTGGGTTGCCACTCCAGTTACAATTCCTATCTGAACTTCGTCTTCAGCGTTAAAAGTAAAATTATTAGTTCCAAAATCAAAAGTAACTTTCATGCCCGCCGCGCCTCCGCCTGTAACTGTTCCAGCATAGGTTGTGCCGCTTAATACTCCATTTATTTTTTTACGAAAAGTACAAACCGTAGCTGTTGGCGTGTTAGTTACATTTTTTAGTATAATTTTTCTAATTCTACCAGCATATAAAGCAATCCAAGTATTATAATATTGATCTTGAGATGAGTCTATTATGTAATTCGTTGGGATCCACATTGGGTTAGCACCATCTTGCGCTCTTGGAAAATGATCAAATCCACCGCTGTGAAAATGAGAAACATAGCCTTTATATCCGTTAAACGCTTTTATATGACCATTAACATCAAGCTTTTCACTTGGAAGTATTACTCCAATACCAACATCGCCAGAAAAAGGCTGTAAAGAAATTTGTCTTCCATTAGTCCCTGCGTTGTTTGTTGCTTGTATTAGTTGAGTACTAATACCGTTGGCAGAAAACGTCAACTTAGAATCAACAGAGCTATATGGCTTTATAGTTAACGCAGAATATGTTTGGCAAGTAGCTAAGCTACCAGCGCTTCCTCCTGTATTAAAAATATCTAGCTTAGCATCAGGACTAGTCGTGCCTATCCCTACGTTGCCAGAACTGTTAATGCGCATTTTTTCTGCTCCTCCAACTAAAAACAAATGATTACTAGCTATGTAGTTAAATGTTTTAGATCCGTTATCAAGTGTACCGTATGTTGACTCTGCTCTAATACTAAGTTGGTTTGTACCAGCTGTGTCTTTTAATCTTAGATACTGCTTACCTCTAATTTGTCCATCTACGTCCAGCTTGTAGCTTGGATTAGGAATGGCTCCTACTCCAACTGAATTTCCCCACATAACAAGAGCATCATCAGCTGAAGAAGTTTTAAAAGACATATATGGTGAACCGCCGCTTGTTGACTTAGCTTGTAAGCCCATATCAAAAGCAGTGTTGTTATAAGCTCCAATTTTCAACGCGTAAGCAGATTGGTTTGCTGCATATGGTATTGGTGTTACATAGGCTTTTCCGTTATATACGTGCAGTTTTTCACTTGGACTATAAGTCCCAATCCCGACGTTGCCTGTTTGTTTTATAGTAAATTCTTGATTAGCAGCTACAGGATAAGATGCTTCTGAAGTGACTGATCTTATATAAAAATCTCCAGTTGCTTGATTATGAGCACTACCTACGTACCATCCCTTGGAATTATGAGAATCCCATAGTTTTATAGCAGGACTGGTGTTCCAGTTTTGTCCACTACCCTTTAAACTTAATAGATTACTTGGTGTAGTAGTCCCAATCCCTACGTAGCCGCCTTGGGTTATTCTAACTCGTTGGGTGCCATTTGTAGAAAATTGATGCCCGTTAGTACCATCATAAGAATAAACCACATCTTCATTATCATCACTAAATACATAATTGTGCGTAACTACCGAAAACGTGTCAGCGCTTGTTCCGCCAGCAGCAAACATGCTAAATCCTCCGTTTTCTATGTCTAGCAATTTGTTTGGACTAGTCGTTCCAATCCCGACGTTACCTGATGAGTCAATACGCATTCTTTCGAGTTCTGTAGAGCCATTATCAGCATTAAATCTAAAACCGCCATAAGCTGCGCCAGTGTTATCACTTGATAAAAGTTTTACAAATTGCGATTCCGAATTTACCCTAAA